TCAAGAATTAAGAGATTTACCAGCACAATCAGGACTTAATCCTAAAATTGATGATGCAGAAGGCCTTCTAATTGATGACTCTGTTACTTGGCCTACAGAACCATCATAAACACCATAATAACCGTACACTTGACATCTTGAAAAGTATCATATATAATATATTCAATACTATACGTTAACAAATGGCTGAATTGACAGAACAACAAAAGCATTTACAAAGTGTTCTAGAACAACAACAGACACTTATCGCAGAGATCAATACATTAGATGCTCAAGCGAAGAGTAAGAGAGAAATGGCAGTGAAACTTCAAGGTATCGCTGAGTATCTAAATGGTATCGGTGTGAAGTTACCAACTGCAGAAGAGGCTGCACCTGAGGCATCGGCAACAGAAGTAAAAGAATAATACTGCAAAGGTTATATACATTGATGCATATAAGATTTGATATATGCATCGGTGTATTTTTGCATGGAAATATGCATCGAACTTTTTGACAAAAACTTTTTTAAAATGATGGAACTTTTTATTTTATTTGGTGGACTTTATAGTCTTTATGTTGTAGGAATGGCTATTGCTACTGAACTTGACTACAGAGAGGTTAATCGCAAATGAGTAACAATGAGAAAGACCCACTACTAGATGAACTAGAAGAGAGAATTGCAGAGGGGCCTGTCATGTTCACGCCCGATGAGGAATTTTTGGAGAGAGTGGCTAAAAAAAGAAAAGAAATAAACGAAAAAGGTGAAAAAACTGGTGAAAAATAGGTGAGTGTGACAGTTAAATTAGTGGCCACAGGGGGCTGGAATGTCTCAAAATTTTGACTATAATGGCTACATAATTCAAAAAACTTAATGCAACTAAGACCCCATCAAATCAAAGCTTTAGACGTTATGACTAAGAAGTCTAAAGGTCAGATCATAGTTCCAACTGGGGGCGGTAAGACAATGTGTATGATTCATGATACTCTTAGAGAGTATGATAAAGGTTGGTCAACCATTGTTATAGTTGCTCCCAGAATTTTATTGGCTAATCAGTTATCAACTGAATTTCTAGAGGTCATACATGACCACTATAAACATACTAATGTACTTCATGTTCATAGTGGAGAGACTCATCACTTCAGTACAACTAAGCCATCAGAAATAGCTAAATGGGATAGAGTGAGAGGTCGTAAGATCATCTTTACTACATACCATTCTTTACATAGGATACAAGAATCAGGTATCTATGTTGACACAATATACTTTGATGAAGCCCATAATGCGGTGCAAAGAAACTTCATTGATTCTGTAAGATACTTCTCTAAGTATGCACTTAGATCATATTTCTTTACTGCAACCCCAAAACATTCACTAAGTCCTACAAGAGTGGGTATGAATCATAGTAATGTTTTTGGTAATGTAATATGTCAGGTTCCAGCTCCTAAGTTGGTTCGAGAGGGTTACATACTACCGCCTAAAGTTGAGATTTACAAGTCAAGAATCTTACATAAAGATGAGTTGGTAGCTGAGAGAGATTGCGAGCAGATGATTGATGCAATTGATAACCTTACTAAAGATAAGGTATTGATATGTGCTAAGTCAACTAAACAAATCATTGCTCTATTATCTCAAACAGATTTCATTCAAGAGTTAGCAGAGCGTGGTTATTCATGGTTGACTATCACATCTAAAACTGGCGCTATCGTAGATGGCGAGAAGGTTGATAGAGAAGAGTTCTTTAATACTCTTAATGCTTGGGGCAAAGATACAACTAAAAAGTTTGTAGTTCTACATCATAGTATTCTATCTGAAGGTATCAATGTCAATGGATTGGAAGCAGTTCTATTTCTAAGAAGTATGGACTACATAGGTATAAGTCAAACTATTGGACGTGTGATACGTCTAGGAGACGCCACAAAGACGTTTGGTTTAGTTTGCATACCTGTCTATAGCAAAGTTGGAATTAGCACTGCTCGCAAAGTTGAAGCAGTTGTTGATACTGTATTCAACAAAGGCGAACCAGCAATTTCAATCGTAAATAATTAATTAAATGAATTTATTAGTTGTTGGTAGAGTCGCTGGTTCTTGCTTGATTATTGTTGCATATTTTGTTATACTACATATATCAACACTCTATGGTGCAATTATTCACGTTATTGCTGATGTTATTTGTATGCCCTTTTACATCAAACATAAACAATTTGATGTTGTAATTATGTTATGTTTTCTAGCGACAATAGCAATTAGTAAAATTACTATCTTACTACAATGAAAGACCAAGCCTCAGTTGGGGAAGAAACACCAGCTATCAAATATGATAGAGCATTATCTCTATTCACAGAGTCAGTATTAAAACCTGACCACGATTTGCGTGGTTGTGCTCATAATCAAGGTTGTTATGAACAACTTATGGAAATAAGACAACACGTTTTAGATTATCTTAAAACATTAAAAGAAGTTACACATCACACAAATGCTGATGAGAGTGACCAGTTAGAAACTGAAAAATTAATTGAAACTAAAAAGGTTTATACTGAAAAGGAATACTGGGAAGGCAAAGTACCAGACTCAGCATTTGTATGTTACTTACAAATGTATGGTTATGAGTACACACCTATGCCAGAAAAGAAAGTGTCACAAAGGGCTCGCCATTCTGACTTAGATGCTCTATAATAATAATGGGGAAACAAAATCATCTTAGTTATGATTTTTGTTTCTCGCACCCTATTATACATAATCATGGACAAAGCCAAAGAAGAGTGTATTACTCAAATTGAAAACCACTACTGTCAGAGATTAACTGAACTTGTAGATATGAAAATGTTTGATGAAGCACACGCTATCTTTGAGGAATTTTCACTTGGCGATGATGAATCATATCAATGGTTCTTTATCCAACTTTTAGAAGATACAACAAACGAATGAAAACTGCATTGATTACTGGTGGTGCTGGATTTATAGCACACCACTTGATTGCCCGTATTCTAACTCAAACAGATTGGAACATAGTTACACTTGATAGACTTGATTATAGTGGCAATCTCAATCGTCTCAATGATATACTACAATATGAATGTACACCTAACGAGAGAAAAAGAGTTAAGGTAGTTTGGCATGATCTTAAGGCAGAATTAAATCCACTCGTAAGGCGAGAGATTGGAAAGGTAGATTATATTCTACACCTTGCTGCTGGATCTCATGTTGATAGAAGTATTGATTATCCAATGGAATTTGTGATGGATAATGTAGTGGGAACTTGTAATATATTAGAGTTTGCTAAGTCACTTGATAACTTAGAAAGATTCTTATATTTTAGTACTGATGAAGTATTTGGGCCAGCTCCTGATGGTATTAAGTATCAAGAGAATGATAGATATAACTCTACAAATCCATATAGTGCTACCAAGGCAGGCGGAGAAGAGTTAGCAGTTGCCTACGAGAATACATATCAACTACCAGTTTATATAACTCATACTATGAATGTATTTGGCGAGAGACAACACCCTGAGAAGTTTATACCTATGTGTATTCGTAAGATACGAGATAATGAAAAGGTCACTATCCATAGTGACAAAACTAAGACTGTGCCTGGTTCGAGACACTATATACATGCTGATGATGTTGCAAGTGCTGTGCTGTTTCTACTTGATTACAAAGGTAAATTTGAGAAAACATGGGGCAATGCAAAATGCCCTAAGTTTAATATCGTAGGTGCTGAAGAGTTAGATAATTTAAAACTAGCAGAGATAATTGCAAAGGCACAAGATAAGAAATTGAATTACGAGTTAGTTGACTTTCATTCATCAAGGCCAGGCCATGACTTACGTTATGCACTTGATGGTAACAAGATGAGAGAGTTAGGGTGGGCGCCAGATACTACAGTTGTTGAGCGCTTACGAGACGTGACAACGTGGACACTAAAAAATGACCGCTGGTTATAATCCACAAGTCAATGATTATGTCGTTTGGACAACCGCCATGGGGCAAGTCCATAAAGGTTGGGTATATTTCGTTGCTAGTCAAACAGAGCATAAAAAAGGTTGGCGAACACCCACGAGATATATTTCTATCGAGATTGCTACCAA